TAATCACCCCAATTTTTATAAATACCTTTTTTGTATTTACCAACATATATGAAAGATCCCCATTGATTCATTTTAATTAAACGATTATTCTGCATTTAATCTCCTTCCGCATTCAGGACAATACTTTATATCAAAAGCCCATCCACTATAGTAATCATCATCGTGCTGTATATATATTCCATAAGTATCACTTTCTGGATCATGTATTATAGCTCCATACCTTTTCCAATAATCGACTTTTTCTATATCTTTTTCATTTACGATATTTTTACATAAATCACACATAATTATACCTCAATCATAGCTTCATGGCTATGTTCCTGAATAAATTTTTTACGAGGATTAACTTGAGTCCCCATCAAATCATCAAACAATTTTTCCGTTTCTTCACTATCATCAATCGTAATTTGTTTAATAATTCTATTATTAGGATCTGTAAGAGTCTCTTCTATTTGTTCAACATCCATTTCTCCTAATCCTTTCATACGATTGACTTGATATTTCCCTGTATAGGTTTTTCTAAATGTTTCAAGGTCATCATCGTTCTTTAAATATTTATAACCTTTATTCCCACTGAGAGTAATCTTATAAAGGGGCGGAACTCCAGCATAAATAATACCGTCATAAATTAATTGAGGACAAAAGTTCCAAATAAAAGTATAAAATAGGTTTTTAATATGAGCACCATCAACGTCAGCATCACTCATAATAATAATTTTACCATAGCGGAGTTCATCACGGTCATATGTAACCCGCATTGTTTTTGTATCAATCTTTAAGCCAAACGCTTCAATCATAGTCATAATTTCAGCATTTTTTTGAATCTTATCTAGCGTAGCTTTTTGTGTATTAAGAATTTTACCACGGACAGGCATCACAGCTTGAAATTCATTATTACGTGCCGTTTTTAAACCACCTGCCGCACTATTTCCCTCAACAATATAAATTTCACATTTTTCTCTATCTGTACTATAACAATCTGCAAGTTTACTATCAAATTTTAAAGCCTTTTCTTTTTTCTTTCCTTGCTCTCTTGCTTTTTCTCTTGCTTTCTTGGCGGCTTCTCTTGCTTTCTTAGCATTAATAGCCTTCTCCGCAATAAGTTTAATTTCTTTTTCGTTATTGATTAACCAATATTGAAGATTTTCTGTTAAAGCTACATTAAAAGGCTTCATTTCAATTTTAGTGATACGGCTTTTAACTTGTGCGTCATATGATACATTTGGAGCAGTAATATTAAAAACAATATACATGCCTTCTTGTATATCATCACCAGTTAAATTTTCATCCGTAGATTTAAGCCATTTCTTTTCTTTAAAGAATTTATTAAATTCACGAGTAATAATAGATTTTACTTGAGTAATATGCTGTCCTGTCTCAGTTAGACCTGTATTGACATATGGAACAATAGTAGAAGAATAATTAGATGTATAAGTAAGAACCATATCCATTTTATTCTTACCTTCTACAAAATTCATATCAAATCTATTATTAATAAGTTCTTTATCACCAACTGCCACATCTACTAAATCATTTAAACCTTTTTCAGATATGTAATCATATGTCTTGCCATTTTCATTTAAATGAATTGTTAATCCTGGACACAAACAGGAAATAGTTTTAAGTAAAGAATGAATTTTACTATTTTCTACTTCTGTATGTGTAAAAAATTCTTCAGAAGGTTGCCATTCTACTAATGTGCCGTGTACACCACCTGCGCCTGTAGTTCTATTCTTAAAAACACCTTCTTCAAAATATATTTCTTCCCATTCATTGTCTCTCATAGTTTTAACTCTTAACCAATGAGATAAGAATGTAGTAATTTTAGATCCAATACCAAAAGAACCTAATGAAGTTCCTTCATAAGTTCCATCTTCTCTGTATTTACCAGAAGTATTAAGAACACTAAAAGCAGCTTCAAGAATTGTTTTACCATCTTCTCTAAAGCTGTTGCATATAAAACCTTGTCCATAATCTCGTACAGAAACTGTATCTCCAATTATTGTTATATCAATACGATTACCATTTCCAAGACGAAATTCATCAACCGCATTAGAAATAATTTCTATTAATAATTGTGTTGAATAAGTTGTATCACCTGCATAAACTCCTGGGCGTAATCGTGTAAATTCTAATGGAGAAAGACTTTCAATACTATCTTCATTATAAAGTTTTGCCATAAATTATTTCTCCTTTATATTTTCTATAAATATTATAGCAAAATTTTTGTAAAATTGCAATTTATATTAAGTCTTTATCTTTAATGACAATTGGACTTGACTTTTCAAAAATTTTTCGCTATAATATAAAAAAGAAAACAAATGACAAAAGTGGGTAGAAACGTAATATATATATCTATAGACAAAAATAACGGTGTGTAGTATTTAATACTACACACCTTTTTTATTATATAATTTCAACATATCTATAATTAATAAAACCATAGATTTTATTATCTATACAAATGTAATACCATGTTGTTCCATTATTAGCTTGAATGCTATCGCAAATCTAAATAACTTTATCTTTATAAATAAATGGAATGCTCTTTAAAGGATTAAATTCAACACCTGCCCAACTTCTTACATATAACGCATTAGCTGTAACCTTAGCTTTAGCAAAAGTATTTCGGGCGGGAGAGGCTTTACCTGTTCTTGTAAATTTGGTTTTTGAGGTTGCGATTAATTGTTTATTAGTTGTTTTTGCGGGAACCACCTTCTCTGAAGATTGAGGTGCTGCCTCCGCATTTTTATATTTAGGTTTAGCATATCCTCGAATATTACCATTTGCAACTTGTAAGGTTTTTCGTGCAACCACGCCGCCATTTCCTGTATTTCCTTCTATTGTAGTAATAATATTTCCTTCTACCTTTTCAACAATACCGATATGATCTGCAAAACCATCATTGGGTTGAGTTCCATCATCCCAATTATAAGTTATAATCCATCCTGGCTGAGGAGTAACTGAACCATTTTCCTACCATATACCAGCTTTTTTAAATAATTGGATATGTCTTTCAACACCACATTCCGTTCCGCCTATTAAATCGACAGCATTATTTTTAATGAAGGCCGCAGAAAGAGTTGTATCACAATAGTCATCAGTATATTTAACTTTATAACCAACGGCAAGAGGCTTATGGTCATTATAAATATCAATTATATCTCTATGAGTCTGCTTAGCCATGCTTTTTCCAATCCATCCTGCCATTGTATTAATTATATCTTGGGCGGAAGTGCCTTTAGTCTAAGCAGCCTTTTCCTCTTTCTTTTCCTATTGTCCATAATAAAAATTCATATCTACATTTCCTGAAATACCATTTACTTTGCCTTTACTTGAATATTGATGATAAATACAATCATAATGAGGAGTAGCGTTATAATCAGCTAACCATACGATATATTTTTTTATGGTTGCCGCATCATACCAATTTTTATAATAATCTTGATTTAAATAAAAACCTGTCTTATATCCTTTACTTTTGATATAATCACAAAAGGCATTAGTAAAATTAATACAGTCAGTCCTTGTTAATTTCACATGTTTTTCTTTAGCATCATCAACTGTATCATATTCAAAATCATAAAAAATGATTATATCTTTTCCTAATCCCGCCTTCTAAACATTTTTTATACAGCTTTTAGCTTCCTCTATTGCATCATTTCTATTTAATGGATACGCAAAATGATAAACACCATGTATATCTATTCCAGCTTCTTTAAATTTTTTAACGTTAGTTAAAAAATGTTTATCAATTTGTTTTCTATATCCCTAACGGATAATAACAAAATTTATTCCTGCTTTTTTAACTTTTTTAGCATCTATATTACTACCTTGATGCTAAGAAATATCTATTCCTTTTAAAGCCATTTTTTCTCCTTTCTGAACAAAAAAACGGGAGATTACTCTCCCGCTTCTTCATCCATTTTTACTTCTGGAAGTCCTGCTAAGCTAGTCATAAGTGAAAGTCCTGCAGCAACGCATGCAACAGAACAAACATAAGTCCAATTTACTTCACTAATTGCTGCTCCTACTCCAACCATAGAAACAAAAGATTGTGCAAATGTTTTAATTGCTCTTATGCCAGCCGCCTTCATCCATCTCTTTGATTTTTCACTCATAGTAAAAAACACCTCCTTTTTATATATTATATATAAAAAAGAAGTGTTTATTTTTTATTTTTTTGACCTTTTTTCTTTAATGTGCTGTAAATATTTTTTATTATCTTCAAGGCTACGATTAATTGATTCAATCCATTCTTTTAGAAGATTAATATTTCTTTTATGGTATTCAGTCATAAAATGAAATCTTAATCGTATCGTTCTTGTTATTAAATATTCATCATGAGAATTAGAATAAACATTATGCGCAATATCTTTAGTCATTCTTTCTATAGTATGAAGAATAATTCTTTCTCGTTTTAATTCATCTTTATAGGCCTTACGCATAGCTTTCATTTCAGCTATACGTAAGCCTGTATATTTACTTTGGATTTCTTTGTCATCAGGATGAATTTTAGCAACTCCAGTATATGTCCCTCTTTTGGTTTTTACTGTAACAATAGATCTACCTGTTACAGGATCAAAAGTAGAATTAGAAAGTTTTATTCTTAGTTGCATCTTTATTTCCTTTCTTTTTTATAACGTAGTCTCTGATAATGATGATAGTCATTTCTACAAAAAGAGTTCCTACAATTCCTACAAGCACAGGATTTACAATCATTCTTTCTTCTCCTTATATTTATTAATATCTTTAATTATTTGCTCTATAGATACGGGATAACAATTATGAGCATCCATTGCTACATTATAAATACTATATTGTCCAAATTCAAATTTATTAGAACTATGAGTATGTCCAGATAGATTCCAAAAGAAACGTTCTTCTTCAAAATTACCTACAAGAGTAGGATAATGAGAAAGATAAAACATTTTCCTTTTACTATATTTATAAATTGATGCAAAACCAAGATATGTCATACCGTATTCTGTTTGATATTTATTAAGTTTGTTATTTGTATCATGATTACCCCAAATAACAATTTTTTCCCCATTTAATACTTTATAGACACGATTCCATTCTTTTTCGTTTCCGCTCATACATAAGTCACCAAGAATATAAACAGTATCTTCTGGAGTGACAATACTATTCCATCTTTTTAAAATTTCTGTATCATGTTCTTCAACTGAAGAGAAACCGCGCGGCCGCCAGATAAAATCCTTATCGTGACCAATATGAAGATCTGATGTAAAATAAGTAGCCATATTATTTCCTTTTTAAAAGATTTGTTGATTGTTCGCTAACAACATATATATAATCAAAAGGTTCATTATAGGTGGGCGGTTCTAATCTAGTATACATATTATATATCTCATGTGGAGGTACATAAGTACGATTACCTTTCCTTGTTTCATTACGTTCAAGACATGTTTCCAGAGGAAGATTCATATATACACCTATTACTATTGTTTTAGTGCGGTCAATATGAAGTTTATTAAAAAGTTTATAACGACTTTTAAGGTTAAGATGAGTTGCATCTGCTATAACATTATGGCCCATACGCAGTCCTGTATTTATTTGTGAAATGAAATCTTTATAAACTTGATTTTCTTTTGCAAAGTAATTATCCTTTTCTGTAAGTAAACCAAATCTTATTTTATCTCTTGAAACCCAATCCATATCTTTATTAGCAAGTAGAAAATGAGCGTATGTGCTTTTTCCAGAACCAGGTATACCTATCATAATATATAATATATTTTTATTCATATTTTATATAATAACTCCATTTTTTTACAATATATTTTTTAAAATTTCTAAGAGTATACCATCCTTTTTCATTAAACCATCCATAGACATGATAAATACCAACATATGGAAATTCAATTTCTAAATGAACAGGTTTATTATTTGGTGGTAATTTTTCTTTTGGTGAAAACCATTTTATTTTTTCCATGTAAAAAATCCTTTTTTAAAAATTTAAATAGTAAAAGGAATTTTTATTCCTTTTACTATTTATTTTTATTGATGATACTTAATTAGAAATTCATTAGATACAGCTTTAAAAGATTTACTTCCATCCTCAGAGCGGAATACAATACCTTCTCTCATATCTCCATCAATCTGAGATTTGTTTGTTGCGTATTTAAGAAGTTCTTCTACTGTATCAGGAAGAATAAATCTAGTATCAACAACGGGAACACAAGGAATACGATAATAGTCTTCAAGTAATTCCCGCATTTTAAGAGTATTAAATCTTCCCTTGTCAGAAGTAATAAAGTTAAAAGCCATAAAATCATGTCCCTTGAGATGATAATCTCTCTTTTGTACTCCCGCTCCATAAGTTTCGCCTTGAATAGTAATCCACTCTGCAAGAGGGAATAATGTCAGCATTTCAGTTAGAACATGTTCAATATGGTATTTTTCTGCCATCTCTGTATAGATATTAGTTTCATAAAAACATGTTTTATCAGGCTTATCAAAGCAGACGTTACGAGAACAAACATAAAACTCATTTTTGTGAGGCCATTTTCCGCGCTTAATGGTAAAGGTAGTAGAAGAACCATCAATCTTTTCAGTTGCAATCCAAGGGTTTTTATCTTGAAGAATCCAAGGCATATTCTGTACTCTTTCCTCATCAGTTTTCTTTACCCAAGCAGGCCAGCCAGTTTTATCTCTCTTCTTTCCAAAGAAAATAAAAAGAAATTTCTTTCCCCATTCCCGTTTCATAAGCCAGCGGAAAGGTTGCTTTGCAAAAAGTTTACCGTGGCGTTGAGCCATCTTCTTATATTTATCTACAGAAGGAGCTTTTCGCACATTATCTTCTGCAACATAGTAAGTTACACCAAGCTGTTTAGTAAGAAAACGAGAGTTATTCCCAGCATTGTGTTCAACTCCGTTGGAGTCATGAATAGAATAACCATAATTATGATTTTCAATAGTCCAATTAAGATTAGCGGCAGATATAAGTAAACCTTGGCTCAATGATTTACACATCTTTTGAGTTTTTACACGATACTTCTTTTTAACAAGAAATTCCATATCGGTAAAAGGTTTTACTTCAGGAAGTTTAGAGTCAATTTCAAAGTAAATTGCGGGGTCTCCCGCTTTAAATTCCCCTTTACCGACAACGATAGTCCATCCGCCAACATGAGCAAGTTCA